GGATCTGCTAAAAGATTAAAATCTAACTCACCTATTGGTGGTGGAGTATCTGGATCTCTTTCGGCAGCTTCGGCAAGTTCTTCTTCTGCTGTTTTTCCTGATATGCCTACAGGTTTTAATACTGCATCTGGTCCTGTGCCTCTACCAACATTACTAAACTTTGTTGGATCTGTAGTAAAAGGAGAAGAACTTTTAAAAACAGCATCTATTTTATCTGATGCAGATTCAGCATCCGGATCTTCAAAAGTAGATAAATCTCCAGTAAATAAATCTTTTTTTCTTAAATTTACAGCAATATTACCTTGAAGTTGCACATCTACTTTATTTGCATCACTAGGTTTTATATCTTCTGGAGTAAGAGAATCTGCAATGTCTTCCTGCATCTTACTAGCCATAGCAGTATCAAATTGACTTTCTGGTATTTTACCAAAATTTTCTTGGTCTAAACTTACAGAAGCAGAGTCAAATGTGTTTTGTTCAATTGTCATTCTTTTTCATTTCTCTAAAGTTATCCTTCAACTTGAGGAGTATTTCCAGTAAACCCGCTTTCCCCTGCAGACGGTACACCTCCAGTTCCGATGGTGCCATCACCAGTGCCGTTAATGTTTGCTTGTGGAGGTTCTTGAGGTACTCCTCCAACACCTCCCATTCCATCTTGTCCTGCCCCAGTAGCGGGGCTAGGCCCTTGAGCGGGTCCTTCGGGTCCTTCGGGTTGTTGGGCATCTTGTAATCCTTTGAGTATTTCAGCGTATATCTGTGCTTCGTTTACATCGTTTACTAAGCTGTCAGGATCAATATCCTGTGATATAGCTAGTTCTTTTAACAGATTTGGTATTTTAATAAATGGTGCAAGCATAGGATTGCTTACAGTTTGTAGTAACATAGTTAATCGTTGTGAACGTACTTCTTTTTGCATTACAGAAGCAGCTCCTTTTGGTTTAATTTCAAGATCACCAATTATATCTGGGTTATCTTCATTAAACTGCATATTCCATTGAAAGAAAGCTTCTCCCATTGGTTTAAGTAGATAATCATCTATATTTTTAATAACTGTTTTTATAGATAATCCTGAAGAACCAAGCAACATAGATAGTCCTGATGCTGTTCTTCCTGTGCCTGTTACTCCCGTTTGACCATGCATAATACTTGGTATACCTGTCTCCTCATCGGCAAGTTGCCTTGCTTTGTCATACATTTGTATGTTTTCACCAGCAGTACTAGGAAATTTTATGCCGTTTACAGCGGTTCCAGTAACTCCTGATTGTCTTCTAAACACTTTTCCGGGAAAAATATCATAATTTTGTCCGGGTACAAGTGATGTCTCATCTACGTCAAATACAAGGTTGCCAGCAAGTGCTAAATTATCTATAGCCATACGTACATGACCATTCATTAACATTTGTGCATCTTCCATGTTTTCTGGTATACCAACACCCCAGATTTGGTATGGGCTTAGTTCGTATGGAAATGCGTAGTATGGCATTCTTTCTGGAGTAAATGGATTAGCACAAGCTCGTAAAACTTGACCTCCAGAAATCCAGATGTTTACCTGTGCTTGATCTAGTGGATCTAGCTCTTCTGCCCCTTCAATGCCTACCATTTGAGCAATGGTTGCATCAATTATTCCCCAATATTCTAACACCTCATAACGTTCATGTTCACTATATGGTTCATTTTCATCGTCACGAATTGTATCTTCAAAATACTTTTCTTGGTAGTTTCCCCCACCTGCAATAATTTCTCGTATTGCATCAGGATCAAACATAGGCATATTCATAAGGTTACGTAATTGAGAACGATTCATTTTATGACGTTGTATTACATATTCACAATCGTCTATGTGTGTTGCAGATGGATCAGGATATACATCCCAAATGCTTACGGCCTCAATGCGAGGAACAAGTTTATCGTAAGGCATATATTTTCTACCTGCTTCTCCTTCTTCCCATTGATGAACAGTTTTACCAAAATTAAATGGGCCTTTTATTATTCCTGTACCAAGAAGACTAGACTCAAATATAGCATGTCGTAAAACATTAACAGCGTTACTGTCGGTAAGTTGATCATGTATTACTTTTTCCATTGCTAATGCAGAAGACTTTGCAGGAGAAACTTGAGGTTCTCCCATCCTAGCTGGTCCTTCTGCTACAGGAGCTTCTGGACCAAATTTATTTACCATAGAACCTAGATAATCTAAATTAGCCTCTGCAGCCTCTGTTGCTCCCGGTGGAAAATCTCTTCCATCACCCTCAAAACCATACGGATCAAGTATATCATCCGCAGGAGTTTTTAAATGTGCAAACTCAGCAATACCTTCTGGTACTGGAGTGTGCTCTACTGTAATAGGAAATTTTTTATTAGCAAATAAAATATCTACAATTTGACCGTATGCAGCAAGTACTTTAGTTTTGGTTATTTTTATAAATACCTTAGACTTTTCTGTGCTTGTATACTGTGTAGTAGAATCGTACACTCCACGAAAGTTTTTATACGCTTTTAACCATCGTGTTTCATGGGTTTGTCTACCGTCTTCAGCACTTCGCATACGTTCTTGGATTAACCCTATAACCCCAGAACTCTCAGACATCTTTTCTGTTAAATCAATTGGATCAGCCATACTGTTCCCTTTATATTATGGTGTGTACTTTGAAGCACCCATTATCGTTCCTAGAGCACCTGTATGTTTTTCACTAGATGAACTAGAATCTTGTGTTTGTTTGAACTCACCAGAGTTTTCACCCATTATGGATGAGTCTAAACCTTCACGGTGTAGTGAACTTTCGTTAGCTTCATTCATTGCACCTTGTTTACCCATCTGGCCCATTATGTAACCAGATTTGTATGCACCTTTTACTCCTTGTGGCATAATTGCCTCCTTTTGGTTGGTTGTTGTTAAAATCCTAACTCGTTCATAGCTTCAGTTACACGAGCATCTTGTTCTTCACGTTCTTTTTCTTCTTGTTGTTGTTCTCCCCTTAACACCCCTCTTTGTATTTCAAATCCTTGAGGATCATAGCCCTGCATTTCAAACATTTCAGAAGCGACAGGAGATGGTTCTAAACCTATAGGTGATAATGCATCTGGAAAATCAAACGGTGCTGCTTCTGTATCAAAAACTGTTGCTCCCGCTCCTGTTCCTATAATTGCAGCTACAGGTTTACCTATTTTTGTTCTTGCTATAAGGTCTAATACTTTTTGTGAAAGTTTTTTTGGTTTCTTTAACATGTCGTCTGTTTGTGCTCTTATCTCTGCAGCTTTTTGTTTTTTTTCTGCAGCAAATAGTTCTTTATCAGCAATATAAACATCAGCATCAGCTTGACCCATTGCTCTTACAGATTCCGATTGATTTAGATTTACAGTTGCAGGAGAGGATAGTACTGTTCCAGCTGCTGGTAAAGACTCTTTAAATCCTTTTACAAGTTGTGTTGAGTAGACTTCGTCTGTTAATAAATCTTGTGTAACTGCAATCCTAGCTGTTTTTTCTGATACATTATCATACCCCAGATTACTTAACAGTTGGCTTACAGAATTTGTTCCTGTATATGCAGCAACTTTAGCAGCCACCATATTACCAGATTGTGTTACTTTATTTTTATTTGTTCTACTTGTTACGTATCCCGCACCTTCATCTACACCCGCTCTTCCAGTTGCTATTCTTCTTTCAGAATCTGGTGTGCTTAATTCTACATGCATAGATTCGTTTGCGTTTCTAAAATTATAAGATGTAATGTTTTCTTTTACATAAACTTCTTTGTTAGGTTTATATACTTGCACCCCATCTGGAAAAGCTATTTTTAAATTGTCATTTATAGTTTTTGTAGAACTTTTAATATCATTAAATAGTGGCCCAGATGTACGATTACCTTTCTGTACTCGTAGTATATCTAGTATGGGATCAGATAAAATTATAGTTTTTTTACCACTCTTAGTATCTGCAGCATTTATAACACCTGCACTAAAATCTATTTTTTCTATATTTAATCCATCCATATCAGAAGGTCTAAATCCACCTAAAAACATAACAGAAGCTAAATTTTTTGCTTCACCATCTAAATTTGCAATAACAGAAGGAACTTTTTTGTAAAAATTATCTGGAAGTTCACTTATTATTTTTCTAGCACGTCTTTTGCTCCATCCCGAAGCATTTTCATAGGCTTCTTTACCTACTTCTTTTTCTAATAAAGTAGAAAGATATCCACCACGTTGTGATAACCCTGCACCTTCAAATACAGCATTTAATCGTACAATAGATTTAAGAACAGAAGGTTTTCCTTTTTCTGCTAAACTTCCTGTTATAAAAATATTTTTAAGTAACTCACCCTGTCCTTGAACTTGATTTGGAGTTAAATTAAGAAAAGTAGATTTTTTTCCTCCACCTAAATTTACAGTATCTAAAGATAGCAGTTTTTTTACAGCTGCAACTTCACCTTTATTGTTAGGATTTTTTTTAACTTCAAGATCAAGTAACGCATCAAAAGACATATTCATCCTATCAGCTACTGCACTCTTACCTGTAAAATCTATTTCAGCCATTAGTATCCAAATACCTCATTTTCCGGCACATATCGTTGGTTTTGCCTGCTAGAATAGTACGGTGTGCTTGCATTGTGCAAAGACCGCACCATCATCATATATCTCAACGCATCATATGCGTGATCGTCTGCTTTTGTATCTACATCCTCTGGATTATGCTTAGATAGAGGTAATGTAGGGAGTGTCCTTACTAAATTAGTGCAATTTTCCATAATTCTTACTCTTGGTTGTCCTCTGCTGTCACAAGCTAGTCTTCTATGCACTTCTATCTTCCCTGCTAGTCTGTTTCTGTCTGATGGAATCCATCTACAGCCTTTTCTGTTCATTGTTTCCGCTATGCTAGGCCCTAGCCCTGTTCTGTTCCAACAACTTGCATCTAATACGGATATTTGCATATTTGGGTCGTTTCTTTCTAATTCTAATATTAAATCACCGAGAGCTTCACCGGTTCTACCTTTTATATACAGTTCTCTATATATCCAGATGTTGTTATCCCAGTCTATAGCACCCCAAAGAATACAAGAAGGACTACTGTAGCCATAATCTCCGGCACGTACCCTAGCCCAACCATCAGGTGGGTCAAAGGATTCCACCACATGTAGCGTTCTACTAAATTCTGTAAAGGCTGCTCCCTCTGCGACATCCCAGTCTCCTTCTAATAATCTTTTTCGTTCTACTTCTGGTAAGGAAAGCAACATAGCTTCGTATTGACCATCTATAGCAAGATATGGATTATCTGTCAACCTTGCTGGTATAAATTTTTTCAGAAATAAAGGTTCACCTTCTTTAGAATGTCCTGCAGGATACCTTATTGTTTTCTGTGTGTCAAATTCCTTTGCCCAAAATGCGTTTCCGGGTGGGGATGGGTCTATATACATCTTCTTTACCCACCAACCGCCTACTCCACCGGGGTTAGCTGTGCACCTCATATAGAGACCAAGTTGTGGATCGGTGCTTCTAAGTCTAGATCTTAGGTAATTCCACACATATGGAGTAGGATACTGTGTTATTTCGTCTATTCCTATCCAATTAAACGCTTGTCCTTGATATCTTGTTACGTCTCTGTCGTCATCTACGTAAGAAAACCATATTTTAGCCCCTGAAGGGAACTCCCACGTTGATTTTGCCTGTTTAAACACTGCTCCGGGTACAGCTTTAGTGTACAATTGTCTGCTTTTGTCTATAAGTTCGGTCAATTCTGGTAAAGTACGTCTTAAAAGAAGTCCTCTGTGGTTTGGATTGCCTACATCTCTTAAAACATCAGCAAGAAGTGCGTATGATTTACCTCCTCCAGCTGCTCCGCCATATAATACGTCTCTTTCAGGGCTTTCTAAGAACTCAGCCTGTGGTCCATCGTTAGATTTAAAAACAACTTCGTTCTCAGCAACGTGATTTCTTACTTTCTCTGGTAACGCTAGTAGTTCTTCTTCAGATATTGGCTCTTTTCCGTCACCTGAAAGAGCTGCATCTATTTTACTAAGGCTTTCTTGTAGTTTATTTGCCCTGTATCGTGCATTTATAGCACGTTTTGAATCTTTTTTTGCTTTTGCTTTAGCGTTGGATAGCTTTGTTGATACGGATTTACGTATCTTTTTCCTATCCAGTTTGGCTTCCGCTGCCATCTAAGTATATTCCTAACTTACTACGTTTTTTTAAACCTTCATCAGATATATATCTATCTGTTTTTGCCAATAGCCACTGGCTTGCTTTTCTCCACCCGCAAGACTTAGCGTATGTCAATGCCTGATCCAGTGCTTGTAGTTCTTCTGGTATAGGAGACAGGTGTTTTTCATCCTGTGTATCTAACACATACCCAAATGGTATAGTGCTGGTTTTTCTTCTTATTTTACCATCAGCTAGTTTCACGAAATAGATCCCCTTGTTCTGGTGGTGTATCTTTAGATTCATATAATTCATCAATCGCATCTATCTTATCTTGATTACATGCAATCTCACCTATCCACTTATCCATTTCTGCTGTAAGATCAGAGTGCTCCCCAATACCCACAGCAGAATGTAATAACACATCAAGATTAGCTTTAGCTATATCTATATTAGCTTCATACTTTTTTCTTAACGCTATTAATCTCATAGACTAACCTTTTTTCTCGCCTATAAAGAAACCAACAGCACCTGCTGCACCACAACAAACCATTACTACGCTTTGCCACAGATCACTTGGTACCATTATTCCTAACATAGCAAATACACCACTAAGTGCTGCATAAGATGAAGGCTCTTTCAATCTATTCATTAATTCAACCATTATTATCTTCTCCTTGTTTATCAGTCATACATGCACAGGGATTATTCTCTGTACACGTACAGTTTTCGCAGTCGCAATTTTCACATTGGCAGGAACTATTTTTTTTAGCGTATGCAGTGTCATATTTTTCATAATTTTCTGTACCCACTGAAATAGTCACCCCCTATTGACCAGCTAAAGGATTATCAAGAGCTCTTTGTAACATAGTTCTTAATCTATCCTCTAACTCTTTAAGTTTTGTATCAAGTGCTTCCGCTCTACGGTTTGCATCGGATTCAATCGCAGTTCTTTTGCCGTCAAATCTGTCAGATGCATGGTCAATCAGATCTCTCATATCTTTTTCTATATTTCTAAGTTCTAATCTTACTTCTTGCCCAAGTACTCTAGATCGTTTCTCTATACCAGCTATTTGATCATGGGCTTCATGGATACTTGCTCTTAAGTCTGTACGAATTGTTCTTGCATCATCTTGTGCTGCACCAACTAATTCTTTTACAGCGGACATCTCTGTCTCTATGTTGG